ACCGTAGTAGACGACCAAGTTATAGGTCGTAAAAATATTATTATTAATGGTGATATGAAGGTCTATCAAAGAGCTCAATCTGTGACAGGATTTACCGCTGCTTATAAATATTATACTGCTGATAGAATGAGATTTAGCTCTCAAGGCGGAACAGTTGGAACTTGGAATCAAGAAGTACAAACAGACCAAAACATAGGTGATTATTCCAATGTAAATGTTCTAAAGACAACATGTACAACCGCAGGGTCAGTAGATGAAAAAGGAGTCAATTATCGTGTTGAACCTACAGATATTAAACATATGATTGGTAAAACCTGCACTTTAAGTTTTTATGCAAAGGCAGATGCAACTGTCGTTCAAGAAAGAGAAGTTACAGGTATCTCAAGTGGTAGCGTAGCTTTTACATCAGATTTAGGAGACATTACTTTGACTACAAGCTGGACAAGATATACAGCAACTTTTACTATGTCTAATTGTACTGATTATTTAGATATTCTTCTTAGAGTTAAAGGAAATGTAGAAACCTCATCTTATATTACCTTAATACAATTAGAACTCGGTTCTCAAGCAACCCCTTTTGAATTTAGAAGTTTTGGCGAAGAGTTAGCTTTGTGTCATAGGTATTACGAATTATTTTTTTATGGTGCTACTGCTGCACATTTAGGAAATCATTCTTATGGAGATTGGGCTTTAATTCAACCAAAAAGAGCACAACCTACTACGTCTTTAAGCGGAACTATGACTTATTTTCTTGCTAATGCAAGTACAGGAACAGGAGCAACAGTAACGACAGCTACTTTTAAAAATGCAAGTTGTCCCATAAGGGCGTATGTATACAATGTACATTTAGAGCTTTTTGAAGGCTTTGTGATAGCCGATGCGGAGTTATAATTATGAATGAAATAAATATTACTTCAGCAAAATACTTAACAGACGGAATTACCGATGAAAACTCTAGCATAAAAGCTACTATAGACGGACAAGAATTATTTGTACCTCTAGCAGAAGGTAACAGACATTATGATGAGATTATGCGACAAGTAGAAGCAGGAACACTAACTATAGAAGAGGCAGACTAATGGCAATCACAAAAGTATCAAGAGGTTTATTAAGCACAGGTATCTCAGACAGTTCTGATGCTACTGCGATAACTATAGATGGTAGTGAAAACGTAACATTAAATTCAGGCAATTTAGTAATTGGCACTTCTGGAAAAGGTATAGACTTTAGTGCTAATGCTAATCTTTCAGGCATGACTTCAGAATTACTTGATGATTATGAAGAGGGTACTTGGACACCAGCTTTTACGGGTGCTACAGGAATAGCTTATTCAGCCCAAACTGGTTACTATGTAAAAGTAGGTAGCCTAGTGACTCTTATGTTTTCAATGGTTGTTAGTACAGCACCAACAGGCGGTAGTAATATTTATATTACGATGCCTTTTAATCCTAAAGGAAGTGGTAGTGGTTTTGCAGGAACACGATGGAATTACATAACAGGCGGTACAAATTCATCAGCAATCCAAGCAGTAACAAGTTTGCATGAATATTCAACTACAGCTAATTTTTATTCATATAACATAACTAGTGGTTCAGCTTACTCTAACTATACTCACTATAGCACTGGAGTGTATGCAGCAACTTTAACTTTTCGTATAGATTAATTTTTTAAAGGAAGAATAATATGGCAATAACAAAAGAAACAGTAGTAGATAAGATTGAGGTACTTGAAATGGGTCAAGTGCAAGTCAGAACTGCTACCAAAATAGTAGAAGATGGCAATGAACTTAATCGTTCTTTTCATAGGCATATTTTACAACCATGTATAAAAGACATTTCTAATAATACATGGTCAGATACTGACATATCTAGTGAAGATGCAAGGGTTCAAGCAATAGCTAACGCTACTTGGACTGATTCGGTCAAGACTGCTTATCAGACTATGATTGATTCGCAAAGCACACCTTGATATGATTCAGATACTAACTTTAGATAAAGGAGATAAATATGGCAGAAGCTAATATAGATGAAAGAACGCTGATATTAAAAGACGAGGCAGGCAAGGAAGTTACCTACAAGGTATCGGATATGACCGAAGAGGCCAAAGTAATATACGCAAAATTAGAGATAGTAGGCAAGGACTCGCAGAGCGTAAGAACCAATGCGGAGTTCAAGTTAGAACAGAACGATATACTGCAAAAGCACTATGTAGAGGCAATCAAACCTCTCTTATCTTCAGAAGAAGAAAAAACTGAGGAAGTAGAGAGTGACAAGCCGAAAAAGAAAGCTAACTGATTTAGGCAAAAACGACGAAACAGCAATTGCTCTTGAGGTGCATGAGGAGATTTGTGCCTTACGTTACGAAAACATAGATAAACGATTAGAGTCAGGAAGCAAAAGATTTGCTAGAGTAGAAGGCATGATAATTGGCATCTATGTCCTTATCATTGGAACACAAGTAATTTCACAGGTGATGTAATGGCAGGAATAACCATAGCAACTGAACCAACACAAGAACCTTTGTCTTTACAAGAGGTTAAGGATTATCTAAGGGTTGAAGACAATACTGACGAAAGAATACTTCAAGCTATGATTGAAACAGCTAGAAGATTTGCCGAAGAACACTTGGGCAGGTCTTTAATGCAACAAACCATTCATCAATTTATTGACGGTTATGATGAAATGGAAGACCCGCTGTTTGAAGGATTTAGAAAAGGACCATTTCTTACTTACTACAAAAATTACATTACTATTGCTAGACCACCAGTAATATCTGTAACTTCAATCAGTACCTTTAATGATTCTGATACTGAAACTACATTTGCGACTAGTAAGTATTATTTAGATAACGTAAGAGAACCTGCCAGAGTGGTTCTCAGAAACGGCGAAACTTTTCCAACAAGTCTTAGGGTAGCAAACGCAATCAAGGTTGTTTATGTGTCTGGATATTCATCTCCCTTTTCAATTCCAGAACCAATACGTCTTGGAATGTTGCAACACATTGCGCATCTCTACGAGCATCGTGGAGATATGTACAATGCAGTTGCTTACCCCCCTTCATTACACAAACTGTATTCCCCCTATGTCGTGATGAAGGGACTATCCTCTTCAACTTTACTTTCTATCGGCTAATGAGTGTTGGAATGTTGCGACATCAAGTATCGCTACAAAGTCCTTCTAACACTACAGATGCAGGTGGTGGAGCCGCTAAAACGTTTACAACCCTTGCAAAAATTTGGGCTAATATAAAGCCCGTCAGTGGTCAAGAAAAGTATAGACAAGGTCAAGTACAAGAAACCGTAACACACCAAGTGACGATTCGTTTTCGCAGTGATATAGGCACTAATTATAGATTGTTGTATCAAAGCAGAATATTCAACATAAAACACATAAGAAACATAGATGAAAGGGATAGATATTTACTTTTGATATGTAATGAGGGAGAACCGACATGAAAGTTAATTTTAAGGGGTTCAATGAATTGAAAAGAAAAAACAAAGAGCGTATTAAAGATTTTGAAAGAGATGTTGTCAGGGCAACCACACGTTCTGCACTGGTTGTAAAAAGTTATGCACAAGAACAGATACAGCGTGGTTCCGCATCTGGAAATCCAAGAGGAGACGGTTCCTTTTCTTCTGCGCCCGGCGAGTTTCCAAAAACGGATACAGGTAACTTAGTAAGCAATATTTCTACACAGGTAAAAAAAGAAGGACAAACTGTGGTTGGTATGATTATCAGTTCAGCAGAGTATTCAAAACATCTGGAATTTGGCACAAGAAATATGGCACCAAGACCATTCATGCAACCCTCATTGGATAGAAATGCAGGGAAAATAAAGACAATCTTTGTGAAAGAAGGGATTATAGATAAATGAGTATTGGACAGTTTGCGTTACAAAGTGCTATTTATTCGGCATTAAATGGAGATTCCAACCTTACAACAACACAAGGTGCAGGAGTTTTTGATGAAGTTATTGAGGGAAGTTCCTTTCCTTTTATACAGATTGGCGAAGATACTGCACTGGATTACGGCACAAAAACAGATGACGGGGGACAGTACACAATAAACATTCACGTTTGGTCCCAATATACGGGTTCAAAGGAATGTAAAAATCTAATGGACAGAATTCATGATTTGTTGCATGATAGTACTCTAAGTGTGACTGGATTTAACTTAGTAAATTTTAGGTTTGAATTTTCAGACATACTAAGGGACCCAGACGGGATTACCAGACATGGAGTCATGAGATTTCGTGCAATAATTTTAGGAACTTCATAATAGGAGAAAAATTATGGCAGCACAGAAAGGTTCAGCAGTTCTCATCAAAGCAACTGTGAGTGGAAGTAAAGTTACCGTTGGTGGGTTACGTTCCTCATCTATTACTTTGAATGACGAAATGGTTGATATTACAAACAAAGACTCTTCAAATAACAGAACTCTTTTGCCACAAGGTGGAATTCAATCCATGACAATAACTGGGTCTGGTGTGTTCACTGATTCAACGTCAGAGCAACAATTGAGAACTTCATTTGGAGCTTCTGCCTTTATAGCGTTTGACTTTGTAATTCCTGATTTGGGAACTTACACAGGAAATTTTCAAATTACTTCTTTAGATTTTGCAGGTGAGTACAATGGAGAAGCAACATATTCTGTAACACTAGAGTCTAGTGGTGCAGTTTCATTCGCCTCCGCATAATGTTTGAAACGGTAGAAATTAAAAAGGGTAAGGACACCATTCAAGGAACACTTGATGAAGGTGTCCTATCTGTACCAAACAAAATAGGTAAAAACTTAGAAACTATCTCAATTGGAAATAAGTCATACAAAGTTATTGATGAAAGAGTAGATGAAAGAGATGACCTATTAATATTAACCTTAGATGTTCCAGACGGAACGGGAGTCAAAGCCAATGAGCAGTCTACAGAAGGGAATTCATAACGTAAGTCTAGCGGGTAAAGATTACAAAACCAGATTAACGTTGGATTCTATTGTTGAAATAGAACAAACCACAAACACAGGAATCATCAAACTTTGTCAAAAAATGGCAGATTCAGATATTTCCATTTCAGACATTATTCTTGTCCTTACCAAAGGTTTGCGAGGTGGTGGCAACAACGTACAAGAAAGTGATACCAAAAAAATTATAGAAGAAGCAGGAATTATTGAAAGCACAAAAGCAGTTGCTACTATGCTTACAGCATCATTAACCACAGACTCAGACGAGGAAGGCACAAAAAAAAACGAGGAATAGTATCCAATGAATTACCAATACGGAGAATGTTTCAGGTGTTGGTAGGCATGGGTAATGTTCAACCAAGCGAATTTTGGCAAATGTCATGGCACGAAACCACTTGTGCTGTGGAAGGGTTCATGGAATTCAATTCCAGTAGCAAAGAAGAACCCATGTCCCGTGATGAATTAGACGAACTTATGGAGCTTTACCCAGACTAATGGCAACTACAGTAGACCAGTTAATAGTTGAAATACGAGCCGAAACCAAAGGTTTGCGTAAAGGTTTGGAAGAAACCAATAGACGTTTAGACAATACAGGTAAATCAGCAAAAAGAGCATTGGTGCCTTTGGGTAGCTTCACTAGATTGTTTGCGGCAATTGGAGCAGGAGCCGCACTACGTGGCATCACCAACACATCAAGACAGTTTGAAGATTTAGAAGCTACCTTACGTGCTGTAACTGGTAGTGCCGAAAATGCCCGTCTTGCTTTCAAAACAGTTGAAGATTTTACAAAGACAACCCCGTTTCAATTAGCAAACGTTACAGAATCATTCATAAGATTTTTCCAAGCAGGAATTGAACCCAACAACGAAAACCTCACTGCATTTGGTAACTTAGCGGCAGGTATGGGTAAAGACATTACTCAACTAGCACAAGCAACCTTCAACGCAACCACTGGTGAAATGGAAATGTTGAAACAGTTTGGTATCAAAGCAAAATTAATGGGTGACGAAATTGAAGTAACGTTTGAAGGTCAAACTAAAACAATTGAGAGAACAGGAGAAGCTATAGGAGCTTTTCTAATTGATTTAGGAAAAACAAGATTTCCAACAGCACTTGAAGAAAGGTTGAATACCTTGTCTGGTGCTATCTCTAACTTGGGTGATGTATCTTCAATCTTTATGAACAAGGTTGGTGAGGCAGGTTTGAATAAAGCACTGACTAGACTAGCAAAGACTATGGAAAGTGTAGTTAAGCAATCTAATGGTTTAGCGACTGCTTTAGGTGGATTACTTGGCGGGGCTTTTAATATTGTAGCATCTGCTATAGGTGGACTTAACAAGTTCTTTTTAGAACTTAGGTTCCGTATCAACGGTGCAAATATAGCCATTAGAGAATTTGACGTTTTATTTGAAACAGGTCTAAAAAATACCAAAGAATTTTTTGGTCTTAGTTCAAAAAATGAACAATTCAATATTTTAGAAGATTTGCAAGAAATCAGTAGGTTAAAAGGTGAAAATTTAGAAATACTAGATGAATTAATAGAATTAGAAAAAGAAAGAAAGCAACTCAAAGAAGGAACAACCATTGATGAAGGAACAGGTGGTGGTTCAATCACGCCACCCGGCAGTGAAAAAAAAGAAGTTTCAGAATTAGCAGAAGCATTTGGAGAGTTAGATACTGTAATCAAAGAAGCAGGACAAACTCTTTCCAGAGATTTTGCAGACGATTTACTTGCAGGAGAAAGCGCCCTAGATTCTTTCAAAAACTTTACCAAAGCTATTGTTTCAGAGATTATTGCTACCTTCTTGAATCTAGCTGTTATTCAACCTCTTATACAAGGAATATTTGCAGGTTTTGGAGGGGGGATAAATCCAGCACCAATAGCTATGAACACGACTGGTGGTTTGGGCACTGGTAATCTTGCCGCAAGTGGTGGTCGTGCAACACATGGAAACGCTATGCTTGTTGGAGAACGTGGTCCAGAACTATTTGTTCCTCATGCACCAGGCACAATCGTCAATGGGGCAGATACCCGTTCTGCTTTAGGTAATGGGGGTGGTGTCATTGTCAATCAGAATATAAGTTTTTCAACGGGTGTCGTACCAACAGTAAGAGCAGAAGTAACTAAAATGCTTCCACAGATTGCAGATGTATCTAAAGCGGCTGTGTTAGATGCAACTTTGCGTGGTGGTTCATTTGCAAGGGGAGTAAGAGGTAGAAATGGCTAA